TTCCGATCTTCTTTACGTTTCTTTTCTTCATCAGTATATTGATAATCGGCATTGATATACATTTGACTTGACCAATCATCTGGTACTGATTTTAACATTAATGGAGATGCTGATTCATACATTCCGGCAAACAATCCACCGATCATTACATAATCTGCTCCAAGAGCTAAAGCTATATTGATATGATCAAAATTCCTAATTCCACCATCGGCAACTAAATATGGAAATTTGACATCCTCATGGGATATTTGTAATTCTTGTTTAATATGGTAACATTCATCAATTAATGAAGCAATTGGATAATGAGTACCCAAGTTAGAACTGGTCGTACATTCTGATCCAGTACCAATAGACAATCTAATATAATCAATACAAATTTCTTGTTTATTAGATTTAGTATTAAAAATCATTCCATTTTGACAAATCCAATTATATGTTTCTGGGTTTGCAATATTACCGGTCATAATAATTAGTTGATAATCATTATCAATAGCATTTAATTTAGCCTTTTTACAATAATTATACAATGACTTCATATGGCCATTTGCCACATCGATACAAATTTTATATGTTTGTCCAGGTTTTTGTATACCTTCACAAAACATTTCTTTAAATTCATTTAATGACAATGCCACCCACTCTCCATCATTCATCAAAGCTTGTCTACCAACTAAATCAATATTTCTTGGAATAATTGGATGTATCTTATTTTCTTTAAATATCTCATAATTCTTAGTATCAACAACAGTAGACATACATGATGCGAAAATCGGTAACATCTGATCTTCTCGATAAGGATTGCATTGTGATCGAGAATCAACATCAGAAATTACCGAAGGAACGATTTTCAAATCGTTATAAGAATATCCTATTTTATCTAAAATCATATTAAAAAGTTATTATATTAATTTGACGTATACTTTTTAATATAGTTATTACAAAAAATTAAATTCCAAGTTTGAATATTTAAATTCTAACTTAAATGAACCAGATGCGGCAATGGGTTGAGTATAATCAAAATCTAACATATCCATTCCATTAATAATAGGGTCAATGATATGGATTTTACAATAAATCTCACCTATTTCATTAAAGATATCAACATATAAGTCATGCATCATTTCATCATAACTTAAGTCTCTTGAATACATATACCAAAAATTTTCAAAAATTATGAAATAATTCAAATATCCTAATGTATGACGGAATTCAATATTCAAAGTTTTATCTAATAGTCCAAGAGCAGATTGTGGAGCTCTATATGATTCTTCTGTAGCCGGATATGGGAATGCATTTTCTTTAATTCGACTATCTTTAACTATTGGATGTCCAGTTTTATATTGTTGTTGTAAAAATGCCGCATTTTGAAATCCTAATACTTGTACTCTTTGAATAGTCTCATTGATATAGTCAATTGGATTTACAAAAATACCTTTTTTCTTTTGTAGGATTTCTGCATATTTTTCTTCGATACCACGATACAAGAATTCTTTTGGTAACAATAATCTAAAGTTATCTTTTCTTCCACGTAAACTTAACATAATTAAAAATTAAACTAAAATTGTCTCAACTATTTTTATTTTATCGGTATCAATCTTTATCAATTGATTTTGACTTTTTTTGAAAATCTGTTTTTGTTTCAAAATATCATTCACCAATTCATATTTAGATATTGGTTTATTGTTGATTTTCATATTTTGATAATATATATTATATGCTTTCATAAATTATAGTTTTTTAACTTTATTATATATCTTATTAATAGTTTGGTCCATTTGATCAATCTTAGAATTTATTATTGATGATGAATTTCCAGATTTTTCTTTAGACTTAGATGGTGATTTACTTGTTGTTGTATCAGGTATAGTTGTACTTGGTGTACTTGAAGGATTTGTAGATGAATTAGTACTTGTATCTGTAGGACTTGTAGTATCTCCAGAATCAGGTGAAGTTACCAAATCTGTTGATTCTTCTTCTTTCCTAATATTTACAGTCATTTCTTGTTTCATCAATTCAGTAATATTCATAACTGACTTCTTGATTAATTCTTCACGTTTCTTATGTAATGTATCTGCATTCTTGATAACCGCTTCAGCTTCTTTGATTTGTGCTGTTAATTTTATTAATACATTAGAAAGTCGATGTGCCAATACATTTGTGAAATTATCTATATTACCAATCTTATCTCCAAGTTCAGTAACTGCTTCAGCTAAGTTTGTCAATGAATGAACTTTAGATATTTGAATACTATTTACAGCTTGAACATATTTTTCAAGTGTTTTAGTATGATTCTCAAATTTCTCTGTTTCTTGAATTGTCGAAGTTGCAGCATAAATAGCATTGATACCATCACGTAAGATATTATATCTCTCGATATATTCTTCATCAGTATCTTTAGCTAGTTTCAAGAATCGATTTACATCATCAATATATTTATTGACTACTTTAGATGTATCATCATTATATTGGTTGACAAAATTCTTAATATCTGGAACTACCGCTAAATATTTTCGTAGAATTTCTGGAATTGTACCAACTTGATTTTGATCAATATTTAAATCTAGAATTGATTTGATATCAGTAAATAATACTTTAATACTATTAGATAGTTTTTCTAATCCATTAGCATAATCTTCAACTTCATCATCACCTTCATCAATTAACCATTCAATCATATTTTTGATAACTTGATCATTATCATCATTTTTGAATAATATACCTTTGACAAATGTCTCAAATGGAGAAATAATAAATGTATCAACTAATTGGCTCATTATTGGGAATTTTGTAATTATATTATTAAAGGATCCAAATACAGAACTAATAGTTTTTGTTAATAAAGTAATAGATTCCGTAAAGACTTTTAATTCATCTGCATCATCAACTAAATACTCTAAATCATCATCATCCATCAATTTACCTATCTTTTTACCTAATCCTAAAATAACTTTTCCAATATTATCAGTTGCCCTTTGAATAACTTTATCAATACCACCATGTTTATTTACATTAAAATATCCCTTTGTGAATAATTTACCATCTTTGTATTCTAAAACTGGGAACATTCCATCTGCATACATCCATATTGAATTGGCAATTGGTGATAAAACTTTTGATACATTACCAATTGCAATAGAAATATTTTTAATACGTTCTCCAGCAAATAATCCTTTAAATGTTTCACTGTCACCAACTCTTGCAACCGCTTGTCCTAATGTAGTGATGATTAATCCAATATTCATTTGAGCTAACATAAAATCTACTGGAGTCATTGGTCTCCATTCTGTTGGTTTACCACTCTTGTCAAATTTAGTTGGAATTCTCAAATTAGCATAACTTTGAACACCTTCCATAATACTAGAAATCATACCACCTACTTTACTTACTGAATCTACAATTCTTTTGAATTTATTATTTCCAGTAAATATATTGTCGGTCATAAACATTTCTTTGGCAACTTGTTTCTCTTGTTCACTTAATTTATTAGCAAATGGTCCTACTCCATATAATCCCATAATTGCCGAACCAACACAAGTAATGATAGTAGAAATATTTTTTGCAGCTAAATCAGCATCAAAATCTTTAGGTAATTTATTCCATTTAATAGCTCCTTCAGCAATTTTTGTAATAACTTCACCTAAACCTTTAGATGCTTCAACAACCATACCAAATTTAGTTTTTCTACTTCTAAACAATCCTCCTGATTCGACTTTAAGCATTTCCATTGCTACGTCTTTTTGTTCTTGGGTCATCTTATCTGCATAAGGACCAGCACCAAACAATCCCATGATTGAACCACCAACACAAGTGATGATTAAAGCAATATTAGTAGCTGCTTGATTAGCATCAAAATCTTTAGGTAACTTGTTCCATTCAACTGCCCCTTCAGCAATTTCTTTAATAACATCACCTAAACCTTTAGATGCTTTAACAATCATACCAAATTTAGTATCAACACTAAATAATCCAGTTGGTTGTACTTTCAACATTTCCATTGCAACATCTTTTTGATCTTGTGTCATCTCTTTAGCAAATGGACCAATTCCAAACAATCCCATGATTGAACCACCAACACAAGTGATAATTAAAGCAATATTTTGGGCCGCTTTCTCTGGGTCAAATCCTTCAGGTAATTTACTCCACATTAATATACTTTGAGAAATATCTTTTACCATTTGATTAAGTCCATTAATTGATTTTTGAACTAATTTAATATAAGCTAATTCTTTAAGTGAAGTATTATTCCAAATAGCAGCAATAGTATATTTTAAGAAATCTCCAAAAGGTTTAACAAGTTCTTCAATATTTTCATTCTTGATAGCACGTAAATACATTATACCAATAGCCGCAGCTTGAACACATTTACCAATACCCCAAATCAATGCTTCAATAGTTGCCATTGCAGCAGCTCCAGCTGCAAATATAACAGCACCAATTCCAGTATACATGATAGCTCCAAGTATTCCAACTACACCAGATATTATTCCAAATAAAATTCCAACATTTTTCCATTCTTCCCAAAATTCTTTCCAATTGATTTCACTTAACATCTTATGTGATTCCAACATCACCCACGCTAATCCTAAAGTAACTAATCCAATACCAACTGTACATAATAATCCTAGGCCGATTTGTGCTGCAAATATACCCATAACTCCCATGATAGCTCCAAATAAAACCACATATAAAAGAGTTATTCCGGCAAATGCAAGAATATCACTATAACTAATACCATATTCTTGAATGAAATATGGACCAGCAATTAATACCCCAGCAGTTATTCCAATCAATACACTTAATGCTAATGCAGTTATAATTGCTTTAGCTCCCATCATTTTACTTGCAATTCCGAATGCTAATGATACTAACATGATAAACCCACCAAGTATCAATCCAAAGTATAAAACATTCTTTGGTAATTCCGGAATTAACATAAATAAAGCACCACCAATTAATAATGTAGCAGCGGATAATAAAATTAATTTATTAAGATCTTTTCCAAATTGAATTGCTTTTCTTCCACCACCTATTCTTGTACCTAAACCAATAGCTAAAGAAATCATTCCAATAAATAATCCAAGTATACCGGCAAATTTTAATGCTTCAACCCATAATCCATCAATTTGCATGAATAAAGCACCAATTATCAAAGCTCCAGCCGACATAAAGACAAGCATACCTAATTCTTTTGCACCACGCATCAAGATTTTTCCACCACCTAATGCAATTAAAGTTAATGGTATACTTAACATTACCATGAATATACCTAAATTAAATGCAAATGCAAATAAATCACCAAATGTAACAAAATGGGTTATCAAAGCACCCATGGCTAATGTCATTCCACATAAGAAAACTAATTCACCAAATTCTTTAGCACCCTCAAACATAGGTTTCTTGATTTTGCTAAATAAGAAAAGTGGTATACTTAACATTACCATAAATGCTGTTAAGCTTATTGCAAATTTAAATAAATCATCAAACCCAACTAATTTAGAAATAATTGAACCATATAGTAATGTAGCACCTAAAATAGCAATAAGAATTCCTAAATCCATACCAACATTGACGAATTTCTCTAAATCCATCTTTGATATGATAAACAATACACCACTTAACAATAATACGAATCCACCTAAAGTTGTTGTAAATAATATTAAGTTTTCTGGACTAATCATCTTCATGATTAATGAACCAAGTATTAATACTCCAGCTGAAACTAATACTATTTGCATTAATCCTTCAACGGCATCTATAAATCCATCAAGATTTTTATCACCAAAGAATTTAGAAATTAATATACAAATACCACCCATGGTGATTACAAAAACACCTAAAGTTAAAGTAAATGTCAACAAATCTGTAATATTGACAAATGCCATTGCTAAAGCACCAATAATCAATACCGCTGCGGATATAATCATCAATTTAGTCAATTCTTGAATGATTGTTTCCGCATTCTTCACTTGTTCTAAATTGATATTTTGTAATTTATCAATAAAAGTAATGATAATTTCTGCTTCTTTTTCTAATACATTTTGGAATGATCCTAAGATTTTTCCTACTAATACTATAGCTTTAACTTTTTCATTAAAATCTTCTAAAGTATCAAATACTTTTTTAGTATTTTCTAATTTTGAAATATATTGATCTGATATGATAATTTGTTTAATTATATCTTCAATATTTCCCAAATTACTATTATTTTGTATTTCATTTAATGATTCATCATTCAATACTTCAGAAATACTTTTGAGTAGTTTAGGAAAAGTCTTAATTTCTTTACCAATTTCTTGAAGTAATTTAATAACTTTACCAGGTTCTAAATTTAAAGATAAAATATCAGTATTGAATTGTGAAATTGAGATAATATAATTCTTATACAAATCTTTAATTTTTTGCTTGAATTCATCATTTATTGAAGAAAAATTTTTATCAATATATTTCATTATAGATACAAGTAATGGTAATTCTATTTTTCTAATTAAAGTACCATTACTAATAATGTTATTAATAGATCTTAAATTAAATTTGGAACTATTAACAATATTTGTCAATAACTCAATATCATTTTGAAGATTTTCTAAATTATCAACTGCATTAATAAATGTATCTTTATTTTCATTAATCTTTAGAAGTAAATTATGAAGAGAATATTTACCTTTTACAATAATATCAAACAATTCTCTAATAGCATATTGTCCATTATCTAATTTCTCCTCCTCAAGTTGTGCAATTCCAACAATAGTATTGATAAAATTATTTAATTGACTAAGATCAACATTAGCTAATTCTTTACTAATCGTCTTATTAAAACTTTGGATTAATGTTACAATATCATCTAAGACAAAATATCTTATATAAGCTAAATTAGTCTTGATTTTTAATTTATTAGAAATAGAAATCTCACCAATATTACTTATCAACTCAAATAAGTTTATTAAGTTATATAATCCTGGAATTTCTTTAACTTCTGTAATATGTTCAAATCTCTTATTAAAACTATCAATTAATTTAGGTAATTCAATATTAACAAATGTTCTAATAAATTTCAAGTTATTATATATACGAATACGTTTTCTTAATCCAATTTCACCAAGAGATGTTATAGTTTCAAAATATTCTCCAATAGCTCGAATAGGTTTATCATTAATTGTTTTCTGAGATAATTCAACAACTTGGTCAAATAATGTTTCTATTTGACCTCCTTTTTTAGTAACATTGATTAAAGTATTTAAAGTACTTAAATGAATTTTTTTATCTGAAGAAACAATACTTATAATGATATTTATAGCATTAGATATAGCTTTAATATCCGTATTGATTTCTTCAAATTTAGTTTGCTTTAATAAATTTCCAATATTTTCAAATAATTTTTTAAATGAATCCCTATTTTCAGGAGATATGAATAATGAATTTAATTCTTTAAGATTTTGTTGAATTTTCGGTACATCGGATTTATCAAATCCAATTCTAGTTAAATTCTCAATTAATCCATTTAAATTGAATTGATTAAGTTCATCAATATTTCTAAATTGATGTTGAGATAATTTATCAATCTCCTCAAAAATTTTTTGAATATTTGGTATTGTATTATTTAAGAAATCATTATTAAATGTAATATTAGATAATCTATCAACTGATGCAGATATACCATTCAAATATGTAATATAATGATCAATATTCTGAAGACTACTATTTATTTTTTCCGTATCTAATTGTGGAATATTATTTAAATCAAGATTTTTTAATTCCTCGAATAATCTTGGAAATCCTTTAATAACATCTACATTCAAATCTTTATTTTGGATTGATGGAATAGTATTTATATTATCAATAATTCGAATTAATTGAGATATACTATTTAGGAATTCTTCATCTTTAGTTATTTCAGGTAAATTATTAATAGAATTAATCAAATTAGATAATTTAGAAATATTATCTAATGAACTTAAATCATTTATTTGACTTAATTGATTAAGTGATTCAACAATATCATTTAAATTTGTTGAATTATCTATTTTAAGAAGTAATTTACCTACATAATCATTATTTTTGTTTTCAATCTTAACATTTTGGTTTTTACTATTATTTGGATCAAATAATATTGGTAATATATCATTATTAATACTTTCTAAATGAACTTTAATAGCTCCATTTTGAATAATAGCATCTGTATTGTTTTTAAATAAAGTTTCTTGAATAAATGCTTTAGATTGTTCTAAATGTTCTACAATTCTTCCTAAATAAGATGATTTATCAGGATTAGATATTAATGATTTAAAATTGTCTTTATTACGATTAGATGCACCAAATAATGCGGCAGAACAAATACCGGCAATTAAATCCATTTCAGTAAATTGGATTTCTTCGGTATTTGGTCTTCCCTTTGGAGTTTGAATTCCAGCCTCTTGGCGAAATGCATCCATTCTTTTTGCAAGTTGTTCAAGTCCTTTTCCAGCCATTCACAAAATATTTTAAAATAAAATTGATATTATATATAAAAATATAAAATACTTGTGAATTTTTAGACTTTTATATACTAAAAAAGAGTCGACTTTCACAAGCCAACTCTTTTATAAATTTAAATGTGTTCTATTATTTAAAGTTACTTTGTAGGGCTAACTACAACTACCCGTGCAACTACATCACCGGTTTCTCCATAACCATTTACGGTATTTACCTTCAAACCACGATTAGTAAGATAATTTGCTACTGCATTTGCACGTTTTTCAGAAAGAGCTTGATTAAACTTCTCTGGTCCTACCTCATCAGCATAGCCCTTTACATCTACTACTGCATTTTGACCTAGCTTATCAAGACTTGTCTTTGCTGCATCACTAAGTTCCGCTGAACCCTTTGTAAAATAAACTGTTACATTATTATCAGTTGCAACTACCTTCTCAACTACTCGTTCTGTAACAACTGTCTTAACGACTTCCTTAGGCTTACTGGCAAGTTCCTTACGGAGACGATTAATTTCATCCTGTATAGCGCCTACATCATATGTCTTAAAATAATGAGTACCATTACTTGTCTTGAAATGATAAGTATAAGCTACACCAAGATAAAGCTGTGCAAATCTCTTGTCAAACTGAAGTGGCATTGTACCAGCGGCACTTGTAACATCCCAAAGAACTGCAGGACGAACACTCAAAGTATGTGCCTTTTCCTTACCAAGATTAAATGCAAGGTCAAGTCCAGTCTTTACACCAAGACTATTATTAGCATTATCAGATACGTTAGCATTATATGTATGGATCCATCCAGTACCAAGCATAGTACTTACTTCAAACAATCTTGGAGTTCCCTTATATCCACCAAATAGATTTGAAAGATTAACCAAACCATTAACACCAACATAATGACCGCGTACTGCATTATGTCCTGTTCCAAGATAATCAAATCTTGACTGGGTTCCACCAAATGCATGACTTCCAAACCAAGAGGTACCTTCAACCTCAGCACCCCATACAGGACTAAACCACTTACCTACTGCAACACCAGCACTGGTATTAAGAGGAAATACATGGTCCAAAGCCAAAGGAGTAGAAGCCTCAACATTTACACTTACATAAGTGTTGTCAAATACCTTTGGAGTTTCGATAGCGGTCTGAGCGCTTACACTACAAATTGTGGCAAACATCATTGCCATCATCAAAATAAACTTCTTCATAAATTTCAATAAATTTTAAATAAGTTAATAAAATATTTTTGTTATATAACTGATAAATAATTATCGGTAATTTAATATATATTTGTTAATATAAAAAATTCAAATATTTTTTAATTTTCTTCTAAATTAATCATCATTATTTTATCACTATAACCTTTATCACCAACTTCAATAGTTAAAGGAATATTACCTTCTTTGGTATTCAATTCAAATGAAATCAATTCATAATCTGATAAACCATCACAGAAAAATTCAATCATTTCATTTCTATTCTTTATGAAATTATCATCAAAATCATCTTCAACAATAAACTTATGAATAATCCACTTATGACCATCATCGGGTTTATTTATAATCTCTTTTATTTTAATACTAACCAAATTAGGCATTGGGTATCTTGGGTATTTCTTTTTAAAATCTTCTGGATTTCCATGTTCCCATTTACGAAATTCTATATTCCAATCTTCTGGACATTCTAGAAACATATTTCGTAATTCACGTACAGTAATCATCATATCTTAAAAATTTATTTTAGCTTTACGGGTATTAATCTTCTTGATAATTTTATTCTGTTCCTTTTCAGGCATACTAATAATAAACTTTAAAATAGCCTTTTCAAGAGCTTCAAACTGAAGTTTCTGTTTTTCCATTCCTTGTATATAAATAGATTCTTCAGGCTTTTCAATAGAAGCATAATGAATTGAATTAGCCCAACGTTGAGGAGTATCTTTAGGATTATCAAATGGTTTGAAGTTTACCCAGTAATTATGCTGCTTTTCATACTTCTTGTAACCTTTGACATAAATGTCAAGCTCTTTAATTGCCTTTTCAAGAGTGAATGTTGAATTTTCTTTTGAAAGCCAATTGAAGAAAATCTCCGAGAGATTGTTGTAATCTTTAGTGCAGTATGTTCTTACCATTTTATCATCATTTAAATTACAACTAAATATAGGAATATTCAAATAAAAATTTAAACATTATATAATTTTTTTATGTAATTATCTATATTTCATAACAAAAGAAATAATTATTTTTAATATATAATATTATAAAATTGATTTTTTATGAAGAGTATTTTACAAAATATTTTTGAGGCTTCAGGCAAGCCATCAGATCTTAAGAAATATAAACATACTGAAAGAAAAGAAACATTGCATTTTAAATCTGGAGATATATATGACCTTTCAGATCCTGGTTATGAAGATGAATTCACATATTATGATGGCTCTGGAAATGGATATATTAAAGATAAAAATGGTAAAGTATATGACGTTATAGCATCAACAAGTACTGGAGATGCTGGGCGTATTGCTGGCGGTTCTACAAGTTATTATGTTTGTATTAAAAAAGCTGACGGAGAACATGACTTTGTTGTTAACGGATATATTGCTCTCTTTTCCCAAGGCCATAATACAGGATGTGTAGATGATATTAGAAGAGGTTATTATCTTGAAGATTATATCGCAAAATATTATTCAAGAGAAAACGGCACATCAAAATTTAAAGAAATAGCTAATAGAGGAGATGCAAATGCTAAATCATGGGAAACTAATAAAAAAGATATGGAAGCAGAAAGAATAAATAAATTCCAAGCTCGTTATGTTCCAATACCAGATACAATATACTTTGAAATTAACGATAATGGATTTACTATTCTTAATTGGAGTCCTGGAAGCTCAGAAGAATTAACCGCAAAAAGAAAAGAATTAAGTAAAACAAATTATTGGAATGATGACAATACAAAAAACCAACGATATAAAGAATTAGATGAGGAAATTAAAGTACTTCAGAAAAAAGCAGATGATCTTATTACTTCAACATTTAAAGCTTTATTAATTGATAAATTATCAAAAGTATTCAAAACGAAAGATATTAATACTTTAAAAGGAATTGGTGGAAAATTTTATTATACAAAACATTACTATTCGAAATCAACCAAAAACTCATACATAAGTGATACATATGTATATGGTATCGATTCAAAAACAAAAAAGATCGTTAAAATGCTTCCAAAACTTGGCAAAATTGTTAATGATGATATTAACTTTGCATTAGATGATATGATTACAGTTAATAAAGACAAAATGAGTGAAAAGGTTGAAAAACTGTTTAAACGAGTTGCGGATGAATGGAAAAAAGCTCATGCAAGAAAACAAACTGAATATGTAAAAAATAACTGGGAGCGTATTCAACGTGAAAGTGGTAGTTTTTGGACTGAAAGAATTAAAGCTGGAGAAGCCAAACGACGTGCTATAGAAGAATATGAAAAATATATTAAAGATCACGATTGGGATTCAAATAAAAGATTACAATTCTCACTTTCATTAATTCAATTATATGTAGAAGGTGATATGACTCCTGATGCTGAACCAGTAGAAAAGCCATTAGAAAATCCAGAACCAAAAGAAACAGAAAAGAAAGAACGTGGTAAAGATACTAAGATGTCTAAAAGTGCTAATGCCGCTGCTTATGATAAAATGAAAGCATGGCATGAAGGTACACGTAAGCAAAATCTTTCAAATTGTTCAGATGCAAAACTTAAGATGAATTATAAGGTTTGTAAAGAACTTGGTTATGAAACCGAAATGAAGAAAATTGAAGATGAAGCTAAGAAACGTGACTTAGTTCTTGAAAGTATATCAATGAATGATTATATTATAGCCGATAATGAAATAGATTAATTAAATATAATAATTAAATAATATGAAAAATCTTAAAGAAATTTTAGTTAATGAATCAACTGAAAAAACAAATGCATTATATTATGGAAAAGTTGGTATGAATGGTGCTCCTTCTACAGAAGGCACTAAAATTTATATTGACCCGAAGGCAGATTTTCTTGAAATTTGGTTTAATCAAGATACAAAAAGTATTGAAAGTATTTCTGTTAAATCAATGGATGATATTAATGACTATAAAAAATATCCAACAGATGAAGAGTATGATTATGATGCTCTTATTGATGGAGTTTCAAAACTCAAAAAATTTGGTGATTCATTTACAACTTATGATGATGTTATATATGTTAAAATTAAGTAATTGATAAAAATAAAACATAAAAGGTGGAGATTGAATCTCCACCTTTTTTCATTTCATATATAAAATTTCTTTTCCGTAAGTTTCAGCAACAAATTTCTCACATTTGCATCCTTTTGAATTTTCCCAGCCAGGACACATTAATATGGCATCACATAATATAACTTGTTCAATATCTTTACCCATATAATATGCTGTTCGTTCAAGTGCTAAATGATTTCCTAAAGCTTCATCATCAATATGATTTTCATCTATTGGAGACACCCAGTCATATTTATTATAATTAGCTATCAAATAATCTTTTGCATCTTTATTACGCTGATAAACTGTATCTTCCTGAAATGCAATTGGCAAAGATATATAGATTTTCTTTTTCATAATTTTACATTAAATTAGTTGATCCAAATCCTCCCTCACCACGAATAGAAGTTTCAATATTCTCATATTCTTGATTTGAAATCTCTTCCCATTCTGTTGGAATATATTCTTTATGAATAGCTTGAGCTAGTTTTTGTCCAAATTTAATAGTTTGAGATTTATTAGATACATTATGAACATTGATATGTACTTCTCCTTGATATATTGCATCTATAACTTGAGCACCCACCAAAAGTTCATTTTTTGTTGCAATACCTGATTTGTTTTCAAAATCAAGATATGTATTCTTATCTAAAATATCAACTTTAATACCTGATGGAATGAGTATTTGTGAATGTGGTGCAATTGTAATATTTTCTCCTTCAATATATATACGATTATTAGTATTTTTTTCTAATAATACATCTACAAATGACTCTGAATATTCTGGAACATAAAAATCATTACCGGCATCACCAGGATTACGAGTTGGAACTTTTACATCACGAATTCTTGTAAATCTAATTTTATTATTCATATTTTAACTTTTAAATATTTTTACTAATTCTCTTTTAGTATTTAAACTTAAATCAGAAGTATCAACTGCCCACATAAAATCATCTAAGATTTCTTGGTCTTTCATAGATAATGAATTGGTAAATACATTTTTTAAATTTAAAAACTTTGACTTGATAATATTAATAAATTTTTCCATATTATAATATAGTATTTAGTTAGACTTAGGTTTTATATTTTCATTTTCAATGTTATATGTAATATCCTTATATGTATCTGGATAAATATAAGATAATTGTTTAGTATTTAATAAAGACATTTCATTAAATCCTTCATCTTTTGATGTCCTGTTTTCCATAATGGCACAAATATCTATCATAGATCTATTATACATCATTTTCAAGATTTCTGGATAATCTTTGAAAATTTCCATCATTTCGGTAATTGCTTTAATAGTACCTAAACGTGTTTGTATACCATTGTTTCTAATGATGGAATTAGAAGCTGCCCTATAATTAATCTCAATTGTATTTTGAACTACGATTTTATTGGCATTGGCTACCCAAATAGGAATAGTTCTGATATCTTCATATTCACGACTAGTATCATATGGGAATGATTGAATTATTTTTTGTGAATATATCTTGGACCACACATTAAATTTGATAGTATTGTTCTTAAACATCCAATAAACTCCTTCTAAAGGATTCTCAAATATCTGAACATCATTACTTACCATATTGATTTTGTTTCCGGAAACATCATTGAATAATATACCATATTCAACAATATCAGCATTATATTCTTTAATATTATGATAAGCCCTACTTACAAAATCATCATTGATATAATAATCATCAGCATCTAAGAACATATAATAGTTTCCGGTTGCTTGATCAATTCCATATTTACGTGCACCACCACAACCCAAATTATTCTCTAAATTAAATATTCTTATTTGAAAATTAGGCTTAGATTGATATTTATCTGAAAAACTATTTGCAATCTCTAAAGAATTATCTAAAGATTTATCATTAACTAATATATATTCTATCTCAAATATATCTAAATCAATTTTTTGTTTACCTACACTTTCTAAAGCATATTTCAAAAAATCACTTGCATTATAGAAAGTTGTTATAATACTTACTTTATCCATATATTAAAGTTGTGGATTATATATTTGTGGGGCCATAAATACTAATATTGACTTTTCAGATAATCTTTGAAGTACTAATAATTTAAATAAATCAATATCTTTAGCTGGAATTACTGTACCAAATCTTGAATTATCTTCTCCTTGATATAATGTACAATATTCTCCTTCTTTACAATTTCCATCATCTTCTACAATAGCTTTACCTAATAAGACAACACTTACCCATTCTTTACGATAAGAACGTTTGATATATTGTTTAGATTCATCATAATATTCATTTTTAATAGGTACATAGATTTGTTGCTTTTTAGTTGAAAGATAAGAAAATTCCATAATTGGATCATATTCTTTATTACTAATTGCAATATCTTCCTTTTTAAGATATAAATCTTCAAATTCATTGAAAAGATATTTATAAGGCCAATCATCTGGGTTTGATGCTTGAAATCCTGAAGTAATAGAAGTTATTCCAATGATATTATGAGTATTCTTTGCAATCTCTATCTTATTAGGAAATTCTTTACTAAACTGAACTAATTTTCCAAGTACATTTATATTTGTATCTGGAAAATTAGCCCATTCATACATTTCAGCAAACCCAAACTTATTACCATATGAAATACGATTATAGTATGGTTGCATAAAAATTATTATCTATTATATTTTTTTATATCATTAAATGGATTCAATTCAATTTCTTCTTTTGTCTTGATATATTCTAAATCCATATCATCAACATAAGGACGAATCATATCTCTAAATGTATTCTCACCAAATCTCTTATTGACTTTCAATATACAAAATGGATTAATATTTGCATTTTCATTTGCGATCTCATATCCTAATTCTTTGTTTATTCTTGTATCACATGGATGTTGCTTTGACATGCCAAAATATGCCCAATATTCTGATGTTTTACTTTCCGAATTATAAATCTTATAAACATTACAAACAACTGTTACTGATTGGAGGACACCTCCCTTTAAATAATTACGACCATTGATCACTACATTACTATATACATTACGAGGTTGATTACTTGTAGTATAAGATAATGTCTTAACTAACTCTTTCTCTAAAATGTTCTTTCCTTGTATCATATAAATATTATTTTTAATTAATGTTAATTATATTAATAATTGTTATTTTTAATATATACCAACGAAATAAATACATTTAATGTTTTATGAGAAAATTTACACAAATTTTTGAAAATTATACCGAGAAAAATCCTGGTAATGATATGTTAAAAACTTCTATAACTAATCATTATACTCCAGTTCAAAATATATTGACTAATATCAATAATTTGTTTTGTTCTCGATTAAGTATTGTTGCATCTGTATCTGAAGACGGATTAGGTATTAAGTTGACAAGCTCTAAATTTACTTCTCCTAAAGCAATTGATGACTTATTGTATGCAAGACTATATAGTGATGTGAATTATCAACAATCATGCTTACAATCTTATATTACTTCTCAAGGATTAGATAAAGTCACTAAAATCAATTTAGGTGGATATTATATTGTTTATTTTGGACCTAAAGATATCAAGACGGTAGAAGATCCAAATAATATGGCATCTGATTGTAATTTATGTACTTGTCCTTGTCCATGTGAAGCTAGTGAGTCAATATTAGATGAATTTGAGATGAACACTATTATCAAGGAAGATGAAGCAGAAGAAGAAATGAAATCACAAACTGTTGAGAAAGTTCTTGAGTTATTAGATGGACCCGATAAAGTCAAAGCCGCTAAGCAACTTGAGCTTTTAGTTGCCAATGAAATACAATTACCTCGTGAATTCTATTTTGCGGCAATCAAATTCAAGAGTGGTGAAGAAGCTATTGCTTTACGTTGGAAATATACTAAGAAAATGCCATTTGGTAAAGCTGAAGGTGATGGAAAATATAAAGAAATAACTATTGAGAATACCCGTTCCATCATGCATATTTTTGGTAAAGGTGATCAAGCTATTTGGGTTCAAGACTATGATAAAGAATCATTAGTTCAATTACCTGATGAAGTCAAGAAACTTATTGATAATATCCTTGAATTGTTAGAAGCAGGCAAGACTGATAATCCAGCAGTATTTAAATTGACTGGTGAACGTCAAGAACGTGATAATGATGAAAAGGAAGATGAAGATAAGAAAGATGAGGAAAAATCATCTGATGATAAAGAAGATAAAAAGGACAAGAAAAATGATGAAGATAATAAAGATGAAGATGAAGATGATGATTCAAGAGGTGATAACTCGGATGATTTATTATAACATAAATTAATAATTATTAATGAAAACCTTAGATAGTTATATAACAGAGAAACTTATAATTGGTAAAAATATAATCCATAAGAAAATCATAGTTTCAACTAAAAAAGAACTTCAAAAGATAATAAAAGAACGTTTAATCAAAAACCAAAATGCCGATTTAAATGATTTAGATATTAGTCAAATAACTGATATGTCATGGTTATTTAATGATTTAGATCCGCATGATATTAAAATTGATAAATGGGATGTATCTAATGTTGAATATATGGATTATATGTTTGATAGATGTGAAAAATTTAATTGTGATTTAAGTAAATGGGATGTTTCAAATGTTAAAGATATGTGTAATATGTTTAATGGATGTAACAACTTTAATTCTGATTTGAGTCATTGGAATGTATCTAAGGTTAAAGACATGTATAGTATATTTAATAATTGCAAAAATTTCAATTCTGATTTAAGTCATTGGGATGTATCAAATGTTAAAAATATGGCATCGATGTTTGTAAATTGTCAAAAATTCAATTCAGATTTAAATAATTGGATTGTATTTAATGTTAAATATATGTATAATATGTTTAATGGATGTGACTCTTTAAAAAATATTCCTACTTGGTATGAAGAATGAAAACCTTAGATAGTTATATAACTGAAAAACTTATAATTGGTAAGAATATAATCCATAAGAAAATCATAGTTTCAACTAAAGAAGAACTTAGGGCAATATTAGAAAATCGTTTAAGCAAAGATAAAAATGCTAACTTTAATGATTTAGATGTTAGTGAAATAATAAATATGAATGGACTATTTGATAAATTAGATCCACATAATATTAAAATTGATCAATGGGATGTATCTAATGTTGAGAATATGGCAAATATATTTGCTAATTGTACAAAGTTTAATTCAGATTTAAGTAAATGGAATGTTTCCAATGTTACTAATATGAATTGGATGTTTGCTAATTGTCCAAATTTCAATTCAGATTTAAGTAATTGGAATGTTTCTAATGTAATAGATATGGGTTGTATTTTTAACGGATGTCAAAACTTTAATTCTGACTTAAGTAATTGGGATGTTTCGAATGTTGAAAATATGAGTAATATGTTTTCTTATTGTACTAATTTTAATTCAGACTTAAGTAAATGGGATGTTTCGAATGTTGAGAATATGGGATTTATGTTTGCTTATTGTGCTAATTTTAATTCTGATTTAAGTAATTGGGATGTATCAAATGTTGAATATATGAACTATATGTTTAAGGGATGTTATAACTTTAATTCTAATTTAAATAACTGGAATGTGTCTAAGGTTCATTTAAGGTATATGCATCATATGTTTGATAGATGTGACTCTTTAAAAAATATTCCTACTTGGTATAAAAATTAAATTTAATTTTAATTGGTATAAAGAATGAAAAACTTAGATAGTTATATAACCGAAAAACTTGTAATTGGTAAAAATATAATTCATAAGAAAATTAAAGTTTCAACAATAGATGAGCTTAAAACAATATTAAAAGAACGTTTAAGCAAAGATCAAGATGCAGATTTAAATGATTTAGATGTTAGTCAAATAACAGATATGTCCAATTTATTTACTAAGTTAGATCCACATAATATTAAAATTGACAAATGGAATGTGTCTAAAGTTAAAAATATGTATAATATGTTTTATTATTGTTCTGAATTTAATTGTGATTTAAGTAATTGGGATGTGTCTAATGTTCAAAATATGAGTTGGGTGTTTGCTAATTGTACAAAGTTTAATTCTGATTTAAGTAATTGGGATGTGTCTAATGTAACTACAATGAGTTTGATGTTTTCAGGATGTGAAAACTTTAATTCTGATTTAAGTAATTGGGATGTGTCTAATGTTAATAACATGACATTCATGTTTGAAAATTGTAAAAACTTTAATTTAGATTTAAGTAATTGGGATGTATCTAAAGTTGTATATATGACTGGAATGTTTAAAGGTTGTGAAAACTTTAATTCTGATTTAAGTAAATGGGATGTATCTAAAGTTAAAGATATGCATGATATGTTTCGAGATTGTAAAAACTTTAATTCTGATTTAAGTAAATGGGATGTGTCTAAAGTTAAAGATATGAAAGGTATGTTTAGTAAATGTAAATCTTTAAAAAATAAACCGAGTTGGTATGTAAGATGAAATATAAAAGGAGTAAATAAATTTATTTACTCCTTAATTTTTTAAATATTTCTTTACAAATCCAACATCTACATTCAATTTATGAATTTCTTTATTACTTGGTAATTCAAACATAGCTTTATTCATTATTTTTTCCATAACACCACGTAAACCTCTAGCACCAAGTTTATTTTGTATAGTATGTTCTACAATCATATCTAAAGCTTTACTTGTGAATTTCAACTCAATACCATCAATCTTAAATAATTCTTGATATTGTTTGATAAGTGCATTTTTAGGTTGTGTCAATATTTTCTTCAATGCATTCTTATCTAATTCTTCTGTATATGTAATGACTGGAAGTCGTCCAAGAATTTCAGGAATCAATCCAAATGCTTTCAAATCTAATGCAGAAAGTTGTTCCATATAATTAATGTTTTTATCGGTACTTTGAGTATTATTGAATCCAATAGTTGATTTATTACATCTATGTTTGATTCGATCCTCTAAACCAATAAATGCTCCTGCACAAATAAACAAAATATTCTTGGTATTGATAGCTACTAATGGTTGATCCGGGTGTTTTCGACCTCCTTTAGGTGGAATATTAACTATACTATCTTCAAGAAGTTTCAATAGACCTTGTTGAACACCTTCACCAGAAACATCTCTTGTAATACTTGGATTACCATTCTTACGAGCTATTTTATCAATTTCGTCAATAAATACAATACCTCTTTCGGTTTTCTCAACATCATAATCTGCAGCTTGGTATAATCGTACTAAAACGGATTCAACATCTTCTCCAACATAACCAGATTCAGTCAATACAGTTGCATCTGCAATTGCAAATGGAACATTCAACAATTTAGCAATAGTACGAGCAATAAGTGTTTTACCTGTTCCAGTTGGTCCACATAAAATAATATTACTTTTATCTATTTCAATATTATGGTTATGATGATTAATTCTTTTATAGTGATTATATACAGCAACTGAAATCTTCTCTTTCACTTGGTTTTGACCAATTATATATTGATCTAAGAATTCTTTGATTTCTTTAGGTTTAGGAATATCATTATTATCAAATCTACTAGATAATAGTTGGGTTGATTCATATCCTTCAATCTCTTCTCGTTTTCGCTCAATATCATTAAAAACATCTAAAGCAATACTTGCACAATCTTTACAAATATATACTTTCTTATTATCAGTTTCACTTTCGATAACTTGCACATTGTCACGACCACAAAAAGAACATCTTATTTTCTTATCCATTCAAAATATAAGTTTTAAATTTCAAAAATATATTTTCCCAAGAATATTCATTTAATATATAATTTTTCATTATAGTTCGAATTTCTTGACGATCTTTATTATAGTAATTTTTTATTCGAGATGCAATTAATAAAGAAATATTATTTAAATTTTGTTGATCAGAATAATCAATTTGATCTGGAAGTAGCATATGGTTAAAATATCTCAAAGTTGTAGCTGGTCCATGTTCATTTGTTGTGATTAGTTCTTCTCCACATAATATATTCTCTAATATACTAATACAAAAAGTCTCTGGGTAGAAATTTGGATAAAATGAGACTTTATGTTTGTTCATCTCTTTATATAATTCTTTTTTTTCTAAATTTCCTAAAAATACAATATCTGGATGGTTAATCAAATTTTCTGGTAATGTATTAGTATATTGGGCAACATAGATTTTAATATTTGGAAAATCCTTCTTTAATAATGGAAGAATATCATTAGTTAATAATTCTAAACCACGTTCCCACCTTGAGCTCCAAAACAAATTATTGTCACGTACTATATCATCATCAACTTGATAATTAAAATTAATTCCATTTCCAATCAATACTATTCTCTCATCTGGTAATCCATGAAGGTAATATTGAAGTATTGACTTTCCAAAATTAGTTAAACAAATAAACTTATGGAATTTCTCTTTTAAGCAAATATTATTCTTAATTAAATCATCATAAGATGGAACCGAATGATAGTCAACAGCTATCTCAACATCATGAACCATCCAAGAAATATGATTGATATTGTTGATATATTTACTTAATATATTTAATGAATTTTGTGTAATATATCTACAAATAATTATATGATCAAATTTGATATATGATAATTTGAATTCTAATAGATACATAGGAATATATTCAACTCCAGATTGATATTTTATCCATCGTGGGTCATTTTGGAAAACCATCACATAATATCCATTTTTTGAGAATTGTTTAGAAATCTCAATTACCCATGTTTCAGAACCACCAACTCCAGATTGTAAATCTTCTTCTTGAACTCCACAATGATCATTAATTATTGCAATTACTGGTTTCATATACTTTTATAGTATTATATAATTTATCAAATATTTTTTCCCAAGAATAATTATCTTTTATATATTCTTGTAATATATTTCTTTTTGTATTAGATTCTGGTGAATTATATTTTTCAATCTTGTCAACAATATAATCAGCAACATATTGACAATATTCTGGATTATTGAAATCTCCATCTTTCAAAAACCATTCTTTAAAATATTTGAATGTTGTTGTTAACCCATATTTAAATGGTGATATAAATTCCATCCCATTAGATACACTTTCAATAGAAGTAATACAAAATGTCTCCCACAAAGATAATGGTAAAAATGATATCTTGTGTTTTTGCATTTCTTGATATAGTTGATCTTTGCTTAATGATCCCAATGGAATTATATATCCTAAGCTATCATATTTTGATTCAGGGAGCGGATTATACGAAGCTAGATATATCTTTATATTTGGGAGTTTTTTGTGAATCCTAGGCATTATTTTATCAATAAGAATATTATCTAATCCACGCTCAATACATGATGACCAAAGAATATTATCATCTCTATTAATCATTGGATCAATAGTTGGTAAATTAATCCCATTTCCAATCACATCAATTAAATTTTCTGGAAATTTACAAAATTGATTAGTTTGTACATGCCAATCTGACATATAGAATATTTTGTGCAAATGCTTAGATATCCATTCATCATCTTTAAAGTCGGAAAACAACAACGATGAATTTAGATCATCAATATTATTAGATAAATTTTTCCATAATCTTATATCATGAACAACATAATATATATTATGGACATTGTGATTCTTTTTAAATATCTCTAAAATCTTTGGATTATAATATCTACTAATGAATACATGCTCAAAATATACATATGAACTTATTTCTTCTAAATTACTTATTGGATAAATCTCTAATCCATTCAGTTGATAATAAGAATAATCATTTTGATTGAATATCAATACATGATAATTTTGGTCCATAAATCTAAATGCCATGTTTAATATCCATGTCTCAGCACCACCTAATCCAGATTGCAAGCTATTGGTATCAAATGGATGATCTATCTCACAAACAAAAACTACAACTTTCTTATACATTTATATATTGCAACAAAAATTATACTTTATATAAATATATAAATATTTCATTAAATTATTTTAAAATTACCCCATTATTTCCATTAATTCTTCTGGCGGTATCATTAATCATCAAATGTTGGTGAGTTGGGTACATTTGCAATAATTCAGAAACATTATCATTATATACATCAAATACTTTGAAATTAGTGATAGTTCCATTGAAATTACTCAAATAGATATCATGTCCATCATTATCAATCAACTCATCATTAAACTTATCATTGATTTGACTGATTGGATTATCTATATCAAAATAATAATGAGCAGAAGTCAATTTATATGCAGGAACATTTTGATTATATGTATATAGATATGCTGACATATCATAGAGATTCATATTCATATCCCATCTTATAATCACAAAATAAGTTGAACCAGATTGGAGGATTAATTTATTGTTTGGATATATGTTTGTATATATGTAAGCTTCTAATCCTTCTTGATGAATGCATATTTCACAATTACCAACTTTAGCCATGATGGCATCTATATTCTCTGATACATATGGATATATAATAAAAGATATAGCTGCAGTTGCACCACAATATTTTGATTGATAGATAATTTTAGACTCAATATCATTTCTAAGGAATTTGTATTTAGAATCAGCAATCAATGTTCCTTTATAATATAATTTCTCTATTTCAAAATTAACAGTATCACAAGTAACATATTTTCGCAATGCATCAGATTCATATACAGGATATAAAGTGTTTTGTGCGGCAACTGGTGCATCTGTATGATTAGTTCCTGAATCAAAAGTTGATCGATTGTCATCACCAAACAAATCATCATATTTGTTCTTGACTAAAGAGTTAACTAATTGCTCTTGGTCTAATAAATCAACTGAGCCTTTATCTTGATATTTCACAAGCATAACTTTGAATGTAGTTGCATTCCACATGAGAGAACCATTTTTCTCTTCATATGCACCACTTACCATCCACATTCTCTTCATCATTGGAATATAGATAAAGTCTCCTTCAGTAGGTTGTTCATTATATCCAAAAGCAGTTGCAAAAGTCACTTTAGAAATCTCGGTTTCCCAATCAGTTTGGAATTCTAATCCAAAATCAGCAAATTCTGGTTTAGATGATGGCATTGTACCATCTGTGATAATTAACTTGATTTGTTTAACCGAAGAAACATTCATCAACGCATATTCTTTGAATGTAATGTCTTTAGAACCGGCATCTGGTTTTAATTTGAAATAATATATAGGTATTCCAAACATACAAGATACAGTTTCTGTCAATTGAGTTTGTAGATTGACTGCATCATCTAAATTAGCATATGGATTATAAGTATTTGAAGATTGGTTTTCACAGTTTGTCAATTTGAACTCTGAAGAAAGTTGAGTTGTATAGTCTGTTGTAGGAGTTCCATCATCTGTAATATTACCAATCACATCATTCAGTTTCATCCTTAAATAGAAATCTCCATTTAAGTCAACGGTGTTCTTCAACAAATCATCCCAAGACATATAGCAAGACCAACAAACATTATCTAAGCTATATCCATATAACATAGAATTTCTGTCATAAGCTTCTAGACACTCATTGTTTACAACTATTTTAGTTGGATCATCTATTGGATAATTTATATTGATGATTTGTGTAGGATTACAATTACCTAAATTATAGTTAATATTACTTATTTCCATTATGCTTGAAATCTAAATATATATGCTATTGGTGTAGATTGATAAACAATCATATCCTTTTGTTTAAAGTCAGATTCCCAACCAGCACCGGTCCACATACAAATATGACCAGGAACTGATGGGTCATTTCCCTTTTGATATACGGCAATATCTCCAGGTTGAGCATTAAATAAATGCATTTGATTACGAGGAACTTTAGCAATTCCTTTAAATCCAATTGTTGGTAAATAATTAATATATTTCCATGCCCAATTAGGTCGACCATCTGTTTTTATCCCACCTGCTTCTATTGCCATTCGTACGAATTTAGCACATGCATGTTGTGAACTTAAAGAAGAATTTGAATGTAACCAAGTGCATGCTTTCCTAATATTCCATCCATTTGGATTTACTTTAAATAAACTAGGATCAAGATCCCCATCCATACTCATCTCATTTGTAAATTTGACCCCAGTAGATATTGCATTCAATAAAGAACAATGATTATATATTCCATTTTTATCTTCTTTTTTCTTTTCATCAACGGTAAAATCTTTAATCATTATGATGCTAACTCTAATAATTTTCTAGTTTTGTTAATACGATCTGATAATCCTTTCATTCCTCCATTAATCATTTTAGATAACATATTCACATTTCCTTCATTTGCATATTTAACAGCTCTAGTACCATTACCAGGAATCATAAACCATGCTAATGAAGCAGCACAACCGATGGCTAAGTTTAATTCACATAAGTCAGGATTTTCCCAAATGTTTATACTAATTCCCATTTGTGGAAAATATTTTTCTGAAATTATTTTATAGTTATTTTCCCAAGTAATTTGTATAGGTCCACGTCCATAATAGACTTTATGATATGGACCACTTGGTAACCCATATTGTCTTCCCTTTCCCTTTCCTAATTCTGCAGTATATATAAAATTACCACTTTCATGACCCATTTGTGCTAATACAAACAATTTTCCTTTATCGGTCAATCCAACTTTATCTCCATATTTTTCTAATACTAATAAAGCAGCACCTAAATATTCTCGTTTAGCACCTTTGAAAACCGTCATTAGATTATCAACGGTCAATCCGTTTAATGAAGCATTTTCAAATGATCCAAAATCTCCGAAATCAAATAAAGAACCATCATTGAAATTAATTGGATTTTCAACAAGATAATTTTTGAATACAACTTTAGCATCTGTATCTTGTAAATTATATCCAAATATTTCCCAAATCTCTTTTATCAAGTTAACTTTAGTGTTACAAATCTCTTCAATCAATTCTTCTGATGGATCTTGTGGGTGATGAAAATTAGTCTCCATATATATAAATTAAATCTATATATAAAAATAAAAAAATGAAGTGATATTTCTACCACTTCATTTATTATCTTGGAGTATGAATAAAGAAATAATTTTTTTCTTCTTGGTAATCAATCTTATTAATATGTAACATATAATTTGATGTTTCTAAATCTTCTTCAATACAAATCGATGGTCCACCAACTAAATCAATCAATTTTATCTCTTCACCTTCTTTATAGATTTTTTGAATGTTGTGTGGGGTACAAACCATCCAAATATATTCATTACTTGTCACATATACTAATCGAAGATAATTATTGATATTTTCTCTGGTGATAAAATTGGTAGTAATATTTGAGAATAACACATTATTATGAACAAGATTCCAAACATTCTCAAACAATTCATCATATCCATTAGAATTGTCTATCTTATAGTCAAACGTCTCTTCATCTAATTCATGTTCAGCAATATTGTTGAGTTGTTGAACTGAATCACGAACAATTGAAATAGTGATTCCATTATTTTCTTTAATAAATTCAATTTCATGAAAAAATCTATTATCTGTAACAATCACATATTCGAGATTTGAATTTTGATTACATAATTCTTGAATTTTATTACGAACAATATTCACAAATATCCTTTGATTGATTTTTTGTTGCAACACATATGTTCCTATATAAACTAATATCTCTCTCAAAGACATCCAATATTTATCATTACTATTGATATATTCATCATATCCATAATGATATTCATCAGCTGTAACAATATATGAACTTGCAGGTTTCATCTCGGTATATTGGAACTTGTCATTGATACAAACCCATGCAGTTGATTTGTTTTGATAAAATCTCTCAAATGGTATTCCAAAAATATTAGAACAAATCATTTTAAGTTGGTCAGCATATGCAATACACAAAACTTTGTCATTATCTTTGTCTAAGTCAATAGTATGATATGTTGCTGTCCATGTTGGATTAGTATAAACTTTATTATAATATGCTTTACACTCTTCAAGATTATTCCATTTATATCCTAAAATAGTCTTTAGCATTTTTGCGACTGTATCTTTTCCAGCACCGGCAAACCCACTTAATCCAATAAAAATTAAATTTTTGTTATTTGTCATTATAAAAAATAAAAAGATATATATCTATAAAAATATATATCTTTATTCATAAAATATTTAAATTTTTAAGCGGTTTCATCATCCAATACCGCTTTATTGAACATTAATTCTTGTCCATAGTGATCCATTTGGGCGGCATATCCATTATTAATGTGTATACCATTGATATCACCCATAGCATAATCAATATCTGCAGTATTCTTATGCAAGTTTTCAACATATTGGACTTCTTTAAGTTTTGTATCAAATGTTGACGGTGTTGTTGAATCTTGTGCTGCTAAACTCTTATCCATTGAAGCCGGAGTTGATACTTTCTCAGTTGTTATTCCTTTTTCTGGCTTATAAGACAATACATCATTTTGTGAATGACTATATGATGGTTGCAAAGCTGATTGGTTAGTACCATGAGAAACTAAATAAATACCATTTGTTCCTTTAGTATACATACGACCAATCTCTACAGCATCTCTTGAACGAGCATGTTTCAAAGTTACAGTGACTTTCATTTCAGTTGGAAAATCATCAATTCCTAAAGGTCCATAATGTTGAACAGATGCATTTGTCAAAATCAAGTTACCCATAGCGGCAATTGGATTCTTAGGATTACCAATTGTAACATGCCATAATCCTACATTATCTCCACTTAACAAAGAGTCCATTGCATATAAAGCAGGTCTTCCTAATTCATTCTTCAAATGTCCTAATGCCGCTTTATCTAATCCAATTTTCTTAACCCAATCATAAGTTATTTTACCAACTTTACCTAATTTTTGAGCAGCTCCTTCGGCAGCACCTTTAGGATCCTCTACAATATTTTGGATTCCTCCCTTAATATTTTCCCAAACCTTAGTTGCAAATCCAGAAATACATCCAAATATATCACCAAAATTCAAAGAACCGGTTGCTAATCCTGCTAATACACTACCGGCTTTATCCCATGCACCATCAATCATTGCATTTGCTTTTTGCCATCCGGCTGTATTTTGTGGAGGTCCTATGAAACGACGATCACCACCCCAGAAATGACCACGTCTATATGTTACTTGCATCACATTACCAATCAAGTCTAAGAATGCCGAACGTGGATTAATATTATCATATCCTCGTAATTTATATGTGAAAACTAAAGTAAATTCATGAGTGAATTGTAATTTTCCTTCATAAGTATGAGTATCTTGAATAGTATTCTTTGGAGTATATACTTTATTCTTGTCATACATTCTCAATAAACCGGATTGGTCTTCTTTAGGTCCACTTGCTCCTAAGAATCCAAAAAGATCATGACCTCCAGCAAATCCACCACCTACCATTTGATTGTAAGAAGGATTTAATGAATTAAGAATTTTACCCGGATTCCCACGGGCATCACTATCTTCTCTAGAATCAATTTCTTCAATCTTAGCTGATAATTCCTTCCAAGTAGCTTTATAACTATAGTTTAATATATCTTCAAGCTTATTCTCTTCATTACCAAACCAAGTGACTAATCTACCAATATCTCCTGATTCTCCTTTATCATAATGTTGGAAAATATTATCACCAACCGGATAAGCAAATCTTCTTAAGGTAATTAATCGATTATTTGGAATCTTACCTAAATCTCGACAATACATAAAATCAATATATCGATATTTAGCTAATCCTAAAATTGAGTTTCTTTTATATGACTCAGTAACTAAACTTCTAATACTACAATCTGAAGTATCATATCTTGAGTTATTTCCTGAATTAGTCAATAATGATGAATTAGGTGTAATACCTTTAGTCATTACCATGAAATATGGATTAAATAAAGATGGAGTGACTATTGAATCATTATAATATCTTACAATACCTTTAGCTTCATCTTTCCTAAATCCAAACAAAGATCTTAATGGAGCATTATGGGCAAACCTATAGTTGTTGAAATTTGCTAAAATTGTTGCATCGGGTTTAAAAATGTTCTCATGTCTTACTAATTCTTGAGATCCATTTCCATTCAAGTTAAAATTATAAAATGGACGATAATTAGTTTGCTCTAATGGGTTTATTTGCATCAAACTTTTTCGAACAGATCTAAAACTATTATAATTAGCTGTCTTAATCTCTTCGATTTTAAATTTTTTTGAACCAACTTTAGATTGGATATTTCCATAATTTTGATTATTAAGCTTATGTGACTTAAAATTCAGTGATGGATTAGTAAACCCAACACTAAAAGTCATGACATTACTTTTTCCTTGATCAGAATCAGTGGATATAGGTTCATTACGAGTTTGATATAAATTATCTAATAATCCTGACAAAAATCCCATTTATCCTTTAACTTTATTATATTTGATTTTCTTATATATAAAAATATAATTAAAAGTTAAAAAATAAATGGAATACTTATTAATTAATCAATCATCAATTTATGTTCATCATATCTACGTTGAATATGACCAGGAGCTGAAATTCGACTTATCTTAACTCCAGCTATAGTATAATTCAAATCATTTTTATTAATATATCCTGGTTCATTCTTATCATATCTACATTTCTGCCATCTTTCCCAAAATTCTGTCAATGTAACACCACGTTCACCACAATTATAAATCAAACTACCAAGTCCATCAATAAATCCTTGGGTATATATAAATCTACTATCATTCTTTGATATTAATCTATTAATTGCATCATTGACCCATTCTATATCTTTCTCAAACAACTCATCAGCTTTCTTCTGTGTGATATGCTCTAAATTTTCTCCGGGTTGAATTTGATGACCCCAACCTACTGAACGACGTTTAGGATCTGGATCATTATAAGCATGAAGAACACATGTCTCTTGTGACTTAATGAAATCTTTACCAACTTTTGATAAAGAATATTTACTTGGTCTCTTTAATGTTTTCTTAATTAGTGGAATTTTAGATTGTTCAATATTTTTAACCTGTTCAGAGATTTGTGAACAATTTGTTTTTTTGAATACCACATGCTTATAAGATTCTTCTATATTATTAGTAGAAGCTAATGATGACAATTGATAGACAATTGCACCTATAAAAAACACGGTAAACCAATTGTGATAATTTCTATACATATTATTATTTTTTAAAACAAACAATTTAATATAGTATAGAAAATTTAAAAATTTAAATAATGTATAAAAAATTACATTATATTATTAATGATAAATACTGGGTCATCAAAATCATTAATTAATAAACCACTATCCCAATACTTTCCCATAATATAACATTGGGTATAGAAATCCGATGATTGATGTGTTAATTCAATAGAATTTGATGGAATTGAAGACCCACTAGAAGGTGTATATTTAGTTCCATTGATATATACTGATTCTAATAAATCAGATGAATCTTTTTTAATTTTAAAATAAAAACTATAATCTTTATTACAAATAATTGGTTTGTCAAAACTTAATATTGGAGTAGTTACACAATCATATGAAGTCAACTCAAAATAAATATTCTTTACATATGCATATGTTGCAGATGAAGAATGCAACCAAACATATCTTTTAGAACTTAAAGTAGCCAATGATATTTTAGATGAATACCATGATCCACGAGAACTGGAATCACTTAATGTAGATAGTGGACATGATTGATTTAATCCAATATTCACTAATCCATATGCTAAAATATTTCCTAATAAATAATTAGATGTTAAAATCCTAAATCCACCAGCAGTATGATTAAATACGAGATTTTGGATTTTATTCATATCCATTTCCCATGTCAATATATTAGTATCAGAATCAAAAGTAAATCCACTATAATATGAATATGAATATGAATACGAAGTTGAACTATTTCCCATTAAATTATTTTTTACCGTTGTATCTATTGAATTATTTCTAAATCCAATATCTATTGCAAAATAAGATATGAATGCAGTATCATAATCAGTATAATAATTTGGCGTAGTATATATATATAGATTGGCGTAATTATCAGAAGTAATATCAAAACGTGGACCTTGAGTGTCAACTATACATCCAGAACTAGACATTGAAGTTAAGGCAAAATATAATGTATAAACTTTTCCTGTTGGTCCCATTAATCGTCCGGCAACTAAATCATTAGAAGATAATAGTTTTTTAGGTGTGGTATTTTGTCTTAAATTAAATGGCCCAAGTAATTCACCCTGTGTCGATACATCATTATATAATTGATAAATATTTGATGTTGTGGATAATTCATAAAAATTATAGTTTTCCAAATCATTTCTTTGGAAATATTTTTGACTATTTGGAAGTATTGGATCTGTATATGTATCAAAAGTTGAACGTAATTGTGAAAAAGTAGTATATTTTTTTAAGTTACCATCAAAATGAGCCATTAATCATACCATGTAATATATTTAAATTGTTTAAGTTTATCAATATACTTTAAACACATAATTATTCTTAAATCAATAAGTTGTAAAAAGGTAACTAATATTGAGTTACCTTGAAACAATATTTTTGGTAAGCATTTTTGTAATACCCCATCAACCGAATAATCATATTTATTATCTCCAATACTATTATATAACTTATTTCGGTCTGTCTTATATGTTAAAGAATTTTTGATATCCATTGTATATAAAAATAAAAAAATCAAATTATTGTTTATAGAATTGTACCCAATTATCAGGATTCTCATTAACATCATCAATGAATTCTTCCACTTTGTCTAATGCCATAACAATTCCTTTAGAAAAACTTGTAGTATCAAAACTACACCAAGGATCATCATCATAAGATATAGCTCCGATTTTTCCTATCCACAATTTCCATGAATTATCTTGGAATCCTAATAAAAAGTCAATTGATATGTCTTTATCTTTATCAATATATTGGTATTCAATTTTTTGATATTTCTCATTATTATCTAACCAAGTGACTTTCTTTTTAGGTTCTTCCCAAATAGTGAATTTAATATTTCCACGACGAACTAATTTTTCATCAGATGGCTTATCATCATCATCATCATTTTCAGATGAAGAATCATCATCTTCAGGTTCTTTATCAGGATTATCACTATTTAAAGCATCTTGATCTATTTCTTCAGAAGCATCTTCTTCAGCTTCTTTAATATATTGATATAAACTTTTCATTTCTTCATATATTTTATTTTTTGATTAGTACTACCTCTAAATGGTGTATGTGCAATATCTCGTTTATCTTCTTCATAAGGGCCTTCAACAATCACATCACACATATCACATAACATTTTTTCAATACTTCCATCTGGTAAATCATCATAATAATCTCCACAATATAACCAAATATTCTTATTTGGATAATTTTCACGAACCCAATCTACGATTTCCATTTCTTCATCGATTCCATCTACATCTTGACATAAAGGATCACCACCAGAAAATGTCAATCCTTCAATATATTCTTTTGATAACCACTTATCAAGTTCATTATATATTTCTTCTTTATTATCTTTGAAAACTTTTCCTTGATTGAAATTCCATGTCCATTGATTATGACAACCTTTACAATGATGAGTACAACCGGCTACCCATAATGTAACTCGGCATCCATTTCCATTATTAATATCTGGGGCAGTTATATTTAAAATTCTTAACATATCTTTACTTCTATATATATTTACTTAATTAATTTTTATTTAAACATCCTTCTTCTTCCTCATCAGGTATACCATTATTATTCTCATCTCGGATCAATTCGGCATTTTGTTCTGAACGAGCCATATCTTCTTCAGTGATAGGTGATACATTATATTTTGAATATGCAAATTCCGTCCAAGCTGAACTTAATCCACCAGCGGCAAATATTCCAGCTACTGCCATGATATATGTTCCTAAATCGGCTAAATTAATTGTCATTGTGTGATTATATATAATATCAACAATCATACCTATGGCCGGAATAAACAACAAGATTACACCAACAGCTAATGTACACATCAAAAAGAAATTCATTACACTAACATTGGTATCTTCTTTAATTAATTTAGTCCAAAAATTATCTTTAACTTTTTTTCTCATAGTATATGATGTAAATAATTTCAAAAAATTTGGCTTCAACATCTCAAAGTAAAACACTAATTTTATTATATTGTTTTACTTCTATATATCTATATAAAAATAATATTTAAGTATTAATGGATATTCTTCTCTATGTATTCATAAAAACATGTTCATGAGATTTTATGTTCATATGATCTAATATTTGTTTCTTATAATTATTTCTATATTTATGGGCTTCTAACAAATCATTATTATATACATAAATAATATTATCATTAGTATTTTTTGTTATCTCATCAATGTTATCTAACACATTAATCTTATATCCATATTTCTGAATGATATGATAATAGATAATCTTCACATCATAGAAATAATCCATAAATTCTTGTTTACATTTAAAATTATACATTTCTTCTAATTCTTGATAAGTAAACTTTGAACAATATTCGATAAAATATTTCAATACTTTATTAAATGGTTTAGACATCATAACAGATGAGCAAAACATATGATCTCTAGTAAACCAAGCTCCTTTATTATAAAATGAAGCATCCCAAAACATATAATCATTCTTATTATAATACTCTAATAAATCTTTATAAATAAAAACATCTCGATCTATATAAATTCCACCGAAATAATACAAGAATAAACATTTGTAAAAATCAGCACAAATACCATATAATTTATGATCATACATAAATTTAGTATAATCACAAATATTCAAATCAAGATTTTTTTCATTTAAAGTATATACTTGAAATCCTTTACAATATAAATCTCTGCTTTGTAAACATCTGTCTAATATTTCATTATGAATATTCTCACCAAACCAAATATCAAATATATTCTTTTTATTTCCATTCATCTTTAACAATAACTCATGTAAATACTCAATATCCCATTGCTCCATTCCTAAATTATATTTAAAATCAAACATAGCAAATGCAAATACCTTATTAATAGAAACATCATTATCTTCAAAATATGTCCTAGAATATTTCCATGCCGAACCATGGGTTGAAGTAATATAGTTTCTTAACTTACATTTTTTACTAATGAAATCCTCTAAAGATTTATATTTATAATGCCTACAAACAGCAATATTTGAATCACATAAATTCCATTGATATATATTCGTATCATATAATTCTTTAGCTGGATAATGAGCTGATTCTTTATAATATAACTTATCTTTAAACTTACCAATAAATTTTGTGAATAATCTCATATGGTTAAATTTCCAAGGATTATTCCATTGATAATTGATATTAGGTAATGGTTCTTTATATGTATCAATAATATTTCCATCAAATTCTGGTTGATGAAAAATGATATTATTGTCATTATATAATTCCCACTTAAGTTCTAAATTATCTAAATTCTTGTCTATTATCTCATATTGAATAAAATCAGAGATATTAGATTCTTTTCGTAAAGTGATAAACTCATCAATATCAATAATAGAAATCCATTGAAATTGATTTGGATATTTATTTCGAATATAATCAAATCCAAAATTATATGCTTTACGTTGCCATACCCAATCGGTTTTATCATTTCGTTGATTATAATATGGAATAATCTCAATATCATCAAAATCTAATTCTAAAGGAGAATCTTCATCATTATTATCCATTATAAAAATTTTAGAAACACCTAATTGAATATGGTAATTTATCCATTCTTTAATATCATCAATATTCTCATATCGTTGAATGCATAATATACAATTACTTATTTTTTGATCCATATTTTAATTTATTATTATATATATTAATATAGTTTTTTGTTATATGAAAAATCTAAATAATTTTATTTTAGAAAAATTAATTATCGGTAAAAATATTATCCATGATAATATAAAGAAATATATTAGGATAATGATGAAAGATATTAATTATAATGAAATATATGATCAAGCAAACTCAATTGATGATCTTGTAGATAATTTTAATAAACAAAAGAATTCAGAAGATACTGCTATTACTATATTTAATGTTCCATCAAAATATGAAAATTTATTAGCAATAAATATACCAGAATATTCAAAAGATTGTAATTTACCAGATATAATATATAAATATGGTAATGTATTTATATTTCGTGGTAATAAAATACGGGCTTGTATACATGCTAATATTTTTCCACCTCCAAAAAATATAACTAATAATCTAATTAAAAAATTTAAATATCCAAAAGATCCACCATTTAAGATTTATTATGTAGCTATTTATCCATCATCGAAATATTATAAATTTATAGATAAACAAACTCTTATATTGGATCCAAATACCAACAAATGGGAATATTAATAAAAATTCCATCTACTTTCATAAGTAGATGGAATTATTTTATATTATTTATATTATTACCTTATTACTTTGATTTCCATTCAAGTTTAGGAAGATTTCCAATTTTTTCTGAATAAAAATCACCAACCCACATATTTTTATGATATACTCTATGACTATCAATTGTGTTGTTCATATCTAAAACTTGGTTACGTAAATTTTCAGATGTAACAATATCATCTTTATCAATATATTCAACCTGTGCCTTTAAATTATAATATTGAGCTTCGGTATATTCCCAATCACTTTCTATAGTCATTCTAACACAAATACAAATAATTAGAGCTATCAAAACAAGACAAGCAGGAATTGCACCAAGTAAAAATAAGCCAAAGCAATCATATTTCATACCAACATAGGTAAATACAAGTGCTAAAGCAAAAATAACAATAAATAAACTAATAAGTAGCATAAGTCAATAAATTTTAAAAGATTAAATAATGTTTGTTTAATTATATAATTTAATATAGTAAAATTATTCTAAAATTTTAAATATAGTATAAAAAATCCACCTACTTTCACAAGCAAGTGAAAACCGATTTAGTAGTATGCTTTATAATTAAGGTGGGTTGAAGCTTTCTACTATTTCGTCCAGGTCTCATCAGTTAGTAATTTTATAGTCTCCCTGGCTGACTTTACTTTGAATAATTTTCATTCTTAGGTTGTTCTACCTTTTCATCGGTACCATATACATTACGATATTTTTGGAAGTCTTCATATTTAATTTTAACAATCAAACGTTCTCCCATTCTATCACGAAGACCAAGGTCGGTACGAAGAACAAGACCTTCAGCCATTTTTGCATCAGGATTTTCTGCTACCTCTGAACGGAATCCCTTACGAACATAGTCAATAGCTTCATCAAGTGTGAAGTAACCCTTAAGAGGAACAATAGGTGCACCAAGTTTTGAAGCAATATCGTCACGAGCATCAGTCTTAAGATAAAGATTATTAACCTTTACATCAAAGACAATAAACTCATTTCCACCCTTAATATACCAACCTCCTGATTGAATGCCTTCACCATACCCTTCGCCATAGATAGTATACATATTAGGAATATCTTCATAAGAATTCCACTTATGATCTTCCCATTCTCCTATAGGAATAAACTCCTTAAGTCCAAGAGCAGCAAGTACTTTCTCATCAGGATATTTCTCCTGCATGTGCTTGAGAAGATTCTTAGGAATTTGAGCATTATCAGTCTTACCAGCAATTCGAACATTGAACTTAACTGCTAAAATCATATCACCAGTTTGAGGTTCATGTTTTGGTTCTTCATTATCTTTTGCCCATACATAAATAGGTTCCTTAGTAACCTCAATACGCATATTGGTTCCGTCCACTTTTTCTTCTCCACGCCACTTAAGACCACGAAGATATTCAAATTCTGGTTTTACAAAAGGCTCGTAAGGCATAATTACATTCTTTGCATCTCGCATGAAGATTGTATTAATCTTCTGGTACGTGTTTTCACTTCTTTTCTGTTTTCCCATAATCTTTAATAATTTAATGTTTTTACTACTGTTAATTTTTCGATGTCCTATAGCTCAGTGGTAAAGCATTTAATTATATTTTAAGGTTCATACCATAGAATTCCATTTTTATTATTTAAATATTTCTTAATATCTCTATAAGTTTTCCATTGACCTACAAACTCTTTAAAATCATTTTCATTTTTAAAAGTTTTATGGTCATAAAATGGATTATGCCAATCATTATCTCCAAATATTCTAACAAATTTATTTAATTCTGAAGGTAAAATTCTATATTCTACTATACATTCATATAAATCACTTTGATTATTCAGTCTTTTTTCTTTAGAAGAATTAGTTTCTTCACACCTCCATTGAATTTTATTGTTTTTATGATAAAGTTTATAATTACAATATGGTGAAGTAAATAATTTCCAAACAAAATACATTATGCCGGAACCTAAACCAAATATCATTCCACCAATAAGTAATCCACATATAATATTCTCCATAGTCATAATTTTAATATTTAGTTATTAATGAATTTTTATCATAACTCCATTGAATAGTTTTCCAAATAAACATAGTTTTCCAACTTCGTTCTTGTAATTCCCAATGTTGAAATCCATATGCTTGTCCAACTAAATTAACTATTGGAATAAACATCATCCAATAATCTGTTTTATGTATAATTCTGGTTTTTGTTTTAAAGAATTCCATTCTAATTATTATTTTTATATAAAATAGAATCCGAATCGTAAAAATTTAAATATAGTTTATGAAAAATCTAAATAATTTTATTTTGGAAAAATTAATTCTCGGAAAAAACCTCAAACCTCATGATCGTTCATATTGGCCAACTCAATTACGTGATGATTATGAAACCGTTCGATGGGCTACAACTAAAAAAGAAAAAGAAGCTATTGTTCAAAAATATAATTTTCATACAGAATTAAAAATACGTCCTATCCAAATTGCTATTTTAGATGAATTACGTAAATTACGAAATAACAAAAAAGAATTTGACCAAAATGATTTACGAGATTTCTTTAGATATGATATTCCAGATTCATATCAAAGATTTGAACCATATTTAAAAGAAGAGCCAATTGATTTTGTGAAATATATGTTTAAAGAATATCTGTATAAATGTAAAAATTTACATCCAGGTAGACCATTAAGTGCAGCTGATAAACATAAACTAAAACGATTAAATCAATTACGTCAATTCTTAGTTAGTAAAGGAATAAATATCAGTTCAATTTTTTAATTTTAACTATTTTTCTCAATTATTATATATAGCTATTTATGTTCTTTATAATTAAAAATTCCCGAATTAATTTAATAATTCGGGAATATTTTTTTAGTTCTTAAAATGTTTTACTCTATCATGGAATTCTTTCTTTTTACCTGAATTGAAATGTTCAACAGTTGTTGAAAGGTAACCAGTAACTCTACCAAGTTGATCTATTTTTTCACAACCGCACTTTGGACATTTATCTAAACTTAAATCCCATATACGTTCACCACAATTATGGCATTGTGAAATTTTTAAATTTATAGCAAAATAAGGAATGTCCTTTTCCATTGCATAATCTACTAAACTCTCAATTGCATCAATGTTATTATATGGAACTTCACCAACTTCAGTATAAGTGATACATCCTGCATTACTATATCCAGTCAATTGACTTTCTATGTCAATTTTCGTAAATGGATCACAATCATGATAAACAGGTACATGCATTGAATTAGTAAAATATTTCTTTTCTTCATGTTCTCCATTTTCATTTGTAAACCAAGTTACATTCTCTAAGTCAAATTCAGGAAATGCTTTTTGGAATTTCTTAAATGCGGTATAACAAAGATTTTCAGCTGGGGTATAATAAACACCAAAATTTAATTTATATTCTTTTTTAAATTCAGATGTTCTATCTAACCAAAGTTGTTCAATTTGTTTTGCATATTCCATACCATTTTCCGTAGTATGATCAAAACCAAACATAATATATAATGCTTCTGATAAGCCAAGTTGTCCAATTACTATAGTACCATGTTTAAGAGCTGATATGATTCCTTCATCTTCATGGTAACCACTCATTGTATGATTTTCATACATAAACTTTGCTGAATTAGAACTTTGTGAGCATATATGATTAAATCGTTCAAGAAGCATATCTTTTGCTTCATGAAGTTTCTTGTCAAGTAACTTCATAAATTCATTCCAGATCATTTCTTTAGTTTTATCTGATCTTGGGTTTTCATCTCCATATTTTGTTGTAATTTTCTTTACAGTCATTGCCGCTAATGTTGGAAGTATGATAGTTACCGGGCATATATTTCCACGACCATCCTTTTGAATAGCTGAGAATACATCATCTATATCATTAAATCTACCTTCAACAAATGCTTTAACATTTCTCTTAAAATTATCAAATGCATTAATATCAAATAGATTAACCGTGCGGCATCCCATTGTATTAAATAATTCTATTGGACGTTCTGTCATATCTACGGAAATATATGATTCTTTATCAATATATAATCCAAGTTTTTCCATTGCAATATTTGGATTCTTACCAATTTGATTATATAAAGCATTATAATCATTAGCTTCTAAAGAATTAATATATTCTTGTTTTTGTTGTCTATCTTGTTTAAGTGCATTAGCATTATTACTCCAATCAGCATTACAATAATTTGGATATATACGTTTAGTTGTAGATTCAAGAGCAAGACGTTTTAAATCATAGTTTGGTGTACCCGGTTTGTCATTCACACCTTTCTTATATTGGAAAATACCACATGGGAAAATACTTGTTACACCATTTTCACCAAGACCTTCCATAGATACTTCAAGTAATGCCTTAGTAACTAAACGACCGGCTGGTAAAGTACATGTTCCATAATTAATACTCGTAAAGGGAAGCTGATTCCCACTCCGGCTCTGAAGGGTATTGAGGTTGTGATACATTCCTTCTACCGCTTGATGGATTTCTTTTTTTGTCATTTCTAATGCATATTTCCAAGCATTTTCATATTGTTTATACTTAGAATCAGTTATTTCAATATCTGTTACATTCATATAAGTGTATTATATATATTTTTTAATATTGATTAATCATATCAAATATAGTTATTTCATCATCATTTACTTCAATTTCCTTTTCATTAGGCCAATTATGAACAATAGTATGTTCATCATCAAAGTAATATCTTATCTTACTTGTATCGATATCATATATAAGATCTTTTAAATCCTTTTCAGGATCTAATTCAGCAAAGATTAATTTTGAAGCTAAAAATGAATTAACTCCACAAAATTGTTCTGGAATTTCTGGATAATCTGGAAATATATAGAACATACAATTACTTCTAATATAAGTTATTCTAATCTTATACCATCCAGAATATTTAATAACATCAGATGCAGGAAAAAGCCACCAATATTCACGGTTTACTTCTAAATGCTCTTGATATTTTTTCATTCCATATAAATCACTTAAAACCGTTGAAAGACAATGTTTTTTAATTTTCATAATTATTTATCTTCTATTGTATATACTTTATTATCTTCTATTTTAACAATTTTGAATACTGTTCCACCAGCATACCAGCCTTGTCCAACTTTAGGATATTTCTTCCATTTCTTAGTATTTTCTGTAAAAGTATTATCTAAAGAGCCATTAACATATACTTCCCATTCTTTTCCATTTTCTGGTTTAATTGCTTCATTTATATATTGTGTTAATGTTTTCATATTATAGTTTCCCAATATTTTTCTTTATCTAATAATGATACATCAAATGCAACTTCTTTAAAGTTTGTTTCTATATATTGACATATTATTTTTGGAATTAATTGCTCAAATTTTTTCTCAAATTTTTGCCATTTATTATATAATTCTTTTCTTATCTGATTAAATGTTTTTTTCTCACTATACAAATCTTGCCATATATCCTCAACATATTTAATTTGCTCATTATCCCATTTTGAATTATATAATTTCAATATAAATAAAGATAAATTAAAATATTCTTTCCATATATCTGTCTTTTTGAGATTTTCTTTAAATTTTGTATAATTAAAATCTTCTATTTTTATATGCCTATTTTTAAATATACTTTCAATATCATATTCTAATTGGCTTAAATATGCATTTCTCTCTTGGCTTATTAAAAAATAATTGCATCTGCTTAAATATTTTTTTATCTCATTTTCTGAATTCACACCAGTAAATGAGTTTATATATTTATCACCATAAAAATCAAATATGCTTTTACCAGTTTTGTTTATCCTATTATAATCTTCATAGGCATGTAATAACTCATGCACAATTAATTTCACATATACATCTATATCTTTAATGAAATCTTTTTTTGATTCACATAATATTTCGATATATAGTATGTCATTTTTTAAACCATCATAAGAAGCTATATGTGTTCCAGAATTATCTATTGTGATATCTATTTTCTTAAAGAACACATTAAATTCAGAACAATCAATAACTTGTGATCTATACTTTGTTTTTATCTTATCAATAATATGCTTCACAACTAATCCGGCATTATCAAACTTACCATATTTCTCATCAATTCGATATGGATAAATATGATTATTAAGCTTAAACTCAACACAAGTATGAAAATATAATCTTTCTAATATATTGTCTTCTATTTCATATCTACAAATATATTCTTTTAATTGTATAATAAATTCTTTAGGATTGCGCATTTTAATTACTTAGTATATGTTTAACAATCTCTTCAATTTCTTCATCTGTCTTATGTTCTACCCATTTAAGTCCTTCTTTAAAATGTTTCATAAATGACTTACGAACATAAGGAACCATTGTCCAATCTATATGAGTAGCTCCAACACCACCAAATTGTTGTAATGATTGTAATTGGAAAATAACAGCTTCAAGTTGCATTGCGGTATTTACAGAACCAGCCGGGCGAACATCTGTTTGTCTGGTCTTGAAACCTTCCTTAAGTAATCTATCAAATGGTATGCTTAAGCAATTATGATCACCAACTTCAAAATGATCTAAATCATGAACATAAATTATATTTCCTTCATGATTTTTTCTTGCCATTTTAGACATATGTTTGAGAGCTACATTTTTTGCAACGGCACCTGAAGTTTCTCCAAGACGTCCCCCAAATGATTCTTCATCTAAATTAGCATTTTGGTTTTGTACATTCTTAGCAGAAAGTTTTTCTTGAATTTGCTTCATCAAATCAGATTTTTGTTCACGTATTTCCTCACGTTTTCTACGATAATTAATAAAACTTTCTACAACTTCATATTTATTTCGTTTAATAAGTTCTTTTTGAATACAATCTTGAATTTCTTCAATTTCAGTTCCATTTCCATTATTCTTAATAATTAGTTTCTCAATTGATTCTTTAAGTTGATCTAAGAATTTGGAAATTTCTGGTTGTTGTTTTTCTTTAAGTTTTTTTAGTTCTGCTAAATATTCATCTTCATCTAAGCTTTTATCTACAACCAAAATTGAATTAAATGCTTTGGTAACTGCATCAACAATCTTCATAAAATTATACTCTTGTGGAGTACCATCTCTTTTGATTACTTTCATTTACATGTTACATTAATATATTTTTTATTTCATTTAAATACGGGTATATAAAAATATTAAATCTAATCGAATAGATCTAAATATAGTTTAATTATTTTATATGGTAATTTTAATAATATTTTTATCATTATATAAACCATCTAATTGTTGAAATCCTGTATATTCATGATAATAAGGATATTCAACATACATTTTAGATTGATATTTATTTAAAGCAAACCCTAAAAATGAAAATGTTGAACAAGATCCAATAATTATATTTGCATTCATTAATAAATTCAAATCATCTAAATTATTAGTATTAGAATAGATAATTTGTTTACCTAAAGATTTTAAGATTTGGTCATTTTCATCTTTAGCAAAATTAATATCATCTGAAATAACTACAATAGTATCAAATTGATCAAAATCAGTAGAATATCTATCAAATATTTCAGAATATATTTTTGGATTAAATGATTTATACCCTAAATCTATATTTCTTTGTGTCAAATAATCTCCATATCTACAATTAATAGCAATATATTTATTGGTTGGAACATAATCAACATTCTTAAATAAATCCCAATTAATAATAGATTTGAATCTTTCAAAATCACAATTATCTAAATTTAAGAATTCATAAAAAAAATCATCTGAATATTTTTGATATTGAATATTTTGATCATAAACACATTTAACATTCAAAAATTGATAATAATGAGATAGATATGGATTATTATGATATATACAATCTATATTTTGATACTTTTTTAGATAATAAGCAATTAAAAAACATAAATTTCCTAATCTTATATATGGATCTGTAATAGTTATTATCATGAAAATTTATAATTTATTTATATATAAAATAGACTTTTCATTTAAATTGATTAAATCTTTTTGAAGTATTTAACTTCCACAAATCCGACCAAAGATATTCATTTGGCGGACAATCCCAATCTTGGGTAGTTACTAATTGATAATTTGGACAATATATCTTAATATCTTGACCTAAACTATTAAATACATGATCAGCTACAGTAAAATTTGAATTATAACTTTCAATTATAGATTTCATACCAATCCTATTGATAAGATATGCAGCTGTACTTAAAAAACATTCTTTTTCCTCATAAAATAATGGTTCTTTTAAATTCTTGATATGAATAGGTATTGATCTTAAATTAGTACTTTTATCTAAAAAATGTGTACTATTATTAATTTTTCTAACAACATTATTATGTAATTTACAAATATTATAATCATCTGGTATATGATTTATAAAATATTTGAACATCTTAATATCCACTAAAAATTTTACATCATCTTCAAATATCAATATATGGTTAAATCCACGTTCATATGAAGTTCTTATAATACTATAATGTTCAAATGCACAATTAAATGCATTTGCAACAACATTTGGATTTGAATTTAATAAATAACTATATTGGTTATATATTGAAGGAATATATTTTGATATATCTAAACTAATTTGTCTTCTACAAGTCCACCAAATATTAACTTTATTCTTAGGAAACCCAATTTGTTGAATTTGTTTATTCATCCATTCTTCTCTATCATATCTATCAGATAAATGTAAAAAATATATCTTGTCTATATCATTGAATTTCATATATAATATTATTTAAATTGATTAAATCTTCGTGAAGTGTTTAGCTTCCATAAATCAGACCAAAGATATTCATTTGGTGGACAATTCCAATCTTGAGTACTAGTTAATTGGTAATTACAAACATAAAAATTTAAATATTGGAATATATGGTCAGCAATACAAAATCGGTTATTATATATTTCAATAGCTTTATGCATTCCTTCACGATCTAACATATATCCACAAGTAGATGCATAATCTAATTTTGGTGATCCATAAATGAATTTATAAGGATTTATAATTTTTTCATTTTCTTTAGGTATTGGATTATAATAAGTTGAATCTTTAGTTATAATATCATTTTCCCAAACAACATTAATGAATTTACATACTTGGTAATTTGATGGTAATAATCGGATGAATTTTTTGAATGTTTTCAAATTTACTAAGAATTTAACATCATCTTCAAATATCAATATATGGTTGAATCCTCTTTCATATGAAGTTCTTATAATACTATAATGTTCAAATGCACAATTGAATGTACCTCCACCCATTAAAGGATTGGTTATAATTCGATTAGTAATATAATTATTAATATTTAATTGAGGAATATACTTATATATTTGATTAGATATATTTCGACGACAAGTCCACCAAATGTTAACTTTATTCTTAGGAAACCCAATTTGTTTGATTTGGTTCATCATCCATTTTTCTCTATCATATCTATCAGATAAATGAAGAAAATATATCTTGTCTATATCATTGAATTTCATATATATTATTTAAATTGACTAAATTTTAAATCTGTATTTACTGGTCCTATATCTGATATCAATTTTAAATGATTAGGTCTATTATGATCTTGGGTAGTCAATAGTTGATAATTACAATGATATATATTAACATCATCAATATTCCAAAAAACAATATCATAAGTACAAAAACTTTTATGTAAAGAATTAATAATAGATTTCATTCCTTCACGATCAATTATATAAGCAACTGAAGAAGTAGAAAAATATTCATTATCAACAAATTGTCCATGATCTTTATATAATGAATATGGATTAGATATTTTACTATTTATATTTGGTATTTCTTTATTATTTGATGAATCACATAATATATTTTTATTATTTCCCCAATCACATAAACGATAATTGAACTTACATATATTATAATTATCTGGTAATAACTTAATAAATTTTTTGAATATATTTAAATCAACCAAAAATTCTACATCATCTTCAAATATCAATATATGGTTAAATCCTCGTTCATATGAAGTTCTTATAATACTATAATGTTCAAATGCACAATTGAATGTTGATCCACCAATAGAAGGATTACTTGTATTTACATAAGCTTGATATTGTCCATTATGTAAATCTGGTATGTATTTAGATATTTCGTTGGTGATTGGTCGACGGCAAGTCCACCAAATATTAACTTTATTCTTAGGAAATCCAATTTGTTTGATTTGGTTCATCATCCATTTTTCTCTATCATATCTATCCGACAAATGAAGAAAATATATCTTGTCAATATCTTTAAAGGTCATAGGATTTTATCTTTTAATATATTTATAAATTGATCTTCGGTTAATGTACATCCGGCAGCCCCTTTATGACCACCCCCATTATATCTTTCTTTTAAGAATTCACCACAATGTGTCCATTCATCTTCGCTAACATTATACATTGAAAGAACCCAATTTCCATTTGGTTGATGTTTAAATACTAAACCATGATTAATGCCTTTTCTTTTTAATGATTTAAACATAGTAGAATTTGTAGCACCTTGATGGAATATTGCACATGCTGAATGATATAAAGGTCTTCCTTTATCTTCATCATAAAATCTTACTTTCCAAGAACAATCACCAGAAGTCTTAATGATATTTTCCATTACAATATCATCATATCTATTCAATACATCACCATAATTATTATAATAGTCTAAATCTATTAATGTTTTTTCATGAAAGATGAATTCTGTTAATTTATAAATCTCTTGAAAATCCAATTTATATAATATTGTTATAGCTTTATTAATATTCTTCACATAATCAAACTCATATCCTTCTCTTTCATATGTCCATGAATCCCAAGCAGATAACACTCTTAATAATTCTGGAATGGTTTTATCATTATACTTTTCATCAAATTGATCATAAAGAAACTTATATACACATAAAATAGCAGAACGAGTTGTATCTCTTATACCCGGAATATCATCAAATCTATTTTTAAAACTTTCATCTATAATTGGTTTATGATGGTCACACCAAATGAAGTTATGTTTGAATTCTTTCCAAAGAGACTTCATATATTTTACATCATTAAAAGATATATCTACCATAATAATATTTGAAAACTTATTATGTAAATCTTCAACTGAATTTTCTTTTGAATATTCAGATAACATATTATAATTTGCTCCAAACAATATAATATCTTCTTTTAATACATGAAGTTGATGAATTAGATAATAATAGAATATTGATGCTGAAAATAATCCATCATTATCTTCATTATGATAAATAATAAGATATTTTTTATCCATTTTTTTTAATTATTATTTTTATATAAAATATAGATTATTT